AAGCAGACGAAAAAATATTTAATCAACAATCTCAGTTAACTCTTGCACAACTCAAAGGGTATCAATCATTTACTGAGACTGTAAATACTTTTGTTTCAGCTACAGGTGATAAATCTCCTTTTGTACAAGCTGTTGCTGAAATTCTAGGAGTAGCGCAGGGAGCTGATGCAGGAACTGCTTTTAGAGATAATCTTGTAAAGATCCCACAACAAACAGCTGACCAATTGCTAGCAGCTATTACTAGTACACAAGGCAATATTAACAAGCAGGGTGAGATATTTAAACTTCAGAGAAAAGGAATCACTGATCAAGCACTAGGAGAAAGCGATCTTAATAACTTAAGACAGAGTGGTATTACAGGTCAGATTCAAAACCAAGAAAAGCTTCGTATTATTGAACGTGATATTCTTTCTACTACTCTTGCAGGCAAGGCACAAGAGTTAGCTGCAGAAATTAAGCTGCAACAGACTAAACTCGATGGACTCCCTCTTCAAGAACTTGAGCTTCGTGCTCAAGCTACTCAAAAGATTGAAGAACTTGATCAACAACGTATCAAAACTCTCGAAACACTTAATCAACGTGTTGATACGCTAGCACGCTCTGAAGATCGTTTAGGTCAAGCTTTAGATCAGTCACAATCTATTGTTAAAGAGAGCTTTACTGGTGCGTTTATGAAACTCAACGACGCTTTAATTGATGGTTCGATTACTATGGGCATGGTTGCAAATACGTTTAAAGATATGGTTGGAAATATGCTTCGTGAGATTCAACAAGCTGTATTCAGAAAAACCATTGTTGATCCTTTAACTGATGCTATATCTGGTAGTCTTCCTGGTTTAGGTAGTCTGTTCGGTGGTGGCGGAACCCCTTCTCCTACAATGGTACCTGGAGGCATGAATTCGGGCGGTCGCGTTCACATGGCTGGCGGCGGTATGAAGCGCGATAGAGTACCTGCAATGCTAGAGCCAGGCGAGTTTGTCATGCGTAAAGAAGCTGTAAAACAGGCTGGTGTAGGCACTATGATGCGTATGAATGCTGCTCCCCAGCAACTTCAAAGTGGTGGTAGTGTTATGCAAGGCAATGCTACTTATAGTGTCGCTAGAGCAATGGAGCTAGAAGCAGAGGGCCTTTCACCAGCTCTGGCTAGATCTGTTGCACAAGAGGAAGCCAACAAGTCTAAAAGTGTTGGCGGAGCCTTTAGTTTCTCTGATAATGTGATAAATAATATGAGAGGTGCACCATCTACATCAACTCCTGCAACACCTTCAAACGCTTTAAATGCTGTTCAAGATATGCTAGGCATAGGTAAGCAAAGTTCTCTACAAACTAGTGGAACTACGCAGACTGCAGGACTATTTGATTTCTTAGATAGAGGATTATCTAACAAACCAAGTGACGTTAAAAAACGTCAGGATAGGTTCAAGGGAGGTAAGAAATCAAAATCAAAAGAAAAAGGTGTTATTGACAGATTTTTGGAGTCTGTAAATTTAGCTAGTGCAGGCAGTATTATGAACGACGCAAGCCCTGCTTATACACAGTTTGTAGGAGGATCTAGTATTGCAGGAAGTGTTGGTTTAAAACCCTTAGAACGAGATCCAAAAATTATGGAAGCTCTTTTAGGAGGCACTAAAGTAACCGGTGCTCCAGGTTCAACAGCTACAACTTCATCCGGGTTGGCTTCAGGCTCAATTTCTAAAGCTATTCAAGATGCTACTTTCGATCCAACAGGTAATTTAGCTGATATGCTAGGAGCTGACGGATTCAGAGGTATTCCTATTTCTATTGTAGGTGCAATGTTAGGGTTCGATGTTCCTAATTTATTTGCAAAAGCACCGTCTCAGGCTACTCCTTCTCAGTTGAAAGCTAAAATAAATGTTAGTAAGAGAACAGGACAAATGCCTACAGGCTATAAAGGTAGCTTTAAACCTGGTGATGTAACTAATTCAGGTAACTTTATGAGAGCTGATGAATTCGGTGTAACTTCTGGCATAGATCCTTTTGCTCTTGATAAGCTTGGGTATAGTGGTGATGTCGCTGCAACAATGGGTGGCTCAAAAGGATTTAGAGCTGCTGGGTCTGGTGTAGAGTTTTCAAGCTTACAAGACTTTATCACAGCAAATTTTGAAGCTCCAGGTCGTCAATCAGCTTTGACTACTGCAGAATATAATGCAATGAGTGAATCAGGTAGAAGTGATTATGCTCCTGGTTTAGGTGGGGGTAGAGCTTTAACTGGTACCCAAGCCAGTCAATTGGCTCTATCTGGTGCTTATGCTGGTGTAGGAGGCTTTGGTATAACAATTCCTTCTGGTGGGTCTTTTTCTGGAAGTCTTAGTAAAGCATTATCTCCCACTGTCAGTGACAATGGTAGAAATGATGGTTTTGGTAACGAAGGCTTTTCAATGGACTCTGGCACTGGTAGGGGTGGAGGTTTTGCTGATTTTGACTCTGGATTAAGTCATGCTTCAGGCGGTTTAATTCGTAAAATGGCTGCAGGTGGCGCTGTTCAGTCTCGTGACCGTGTTCCAGCACTCTTAGAGCCTGGTGAGTTTGTAATGCGTCGACCAGCAGCAAAAGCAATAGGTGGTGCAGCACTTAATCAGATGAATGCAACCGGAAAAAACTTGACACCGCCAAACATTCAGGTTAATCTAAATAACCAAGGTGCACCAAAGAACGTACAGTCAGCTGCTCCGCGAATACAAGGTGATAAAATTATTATTGATATGATTACTCGCGACATGCGTAACAATGGCCCGATCAAGAAGTCTTTAAGGAAATAAAGAATGGCAACTTACCCAACCGATGCAACAGCTCCTATTACAGCTTTTCCAGTTACTAGTACTGTAACTTTTAGTTCTACAGGAGCTGTTTCAACTGATTTTAACTTAGCTACTTCTGTAGCGCATGCAGGTGAGGTAGCTGCTTTTATAGACGGTGTTTTACAACAAACTACTGCTTATTCTATCTCAAATTCAGGAGCAACAGCTAGTTTTCTTGCCGCTCCTAATGCTTCAAATTTAACTTTACAGACTGTCTCTGTCCCTCCTGCACTTAAACAGCTTAGAGCTACATATTCATCTCTGTCAGCTGAGTTTTCAAACTCCGCAGCAACAATTATAAACGGTAATTCTTATGTAATTAACGCACACCAAACTTCTTTTGCACTTCCTGGTTCAGCAAATATTGTATCCTCTAGTGATTTACAAGTATACTTATCTGGTGTGTATCAAAATCCTGACGCTTACACTTATCCCTCAGTCATTTTGGGAGTAAACGGAATTGATATTTCTGATAATGCCGCTACAAAACTACTCACAAACTTCTTTGATGCTCTTACTGATGAGTCAGACTCTGCTCATACTGTAACCTTTGTAGGCGGTACGACTACTTTCTCTGCTCTTGGGGGTGACAGGTTTGTTACCTTAGATGGAAGTAATGACTACTTACAAATACCCTCAAGTGATGATTTTAATTTTAATGACCGTTCTTTTACATTAGATATGTGGGTTCGTCCAGACACAGGCACTTCTATGACTGCCAATCAAACTCTATTTGCTCGTCACGGAGACGCTACAAATAATTATAATCTTCGTTTAGTAGGTGCTAACTCAAACGTGGGGTTTGTGATCAATCGTTTGGGTGGAGTAACAGAACTTTACGGCGGTAATGCTAATGGTGGTTCTAATTATCATGTAGCAGTATCATATGATGCGACAACAGATAATATAAGACTATATGTAAATAATGTAAAAGTTGCTCATAAAACCTATGTAGCAGCAACTGCTACTAGCGGTAATGTGTCTATTGGTGCTAACTCAAACACTGCCTCAACAGGAGAATTTTTCAATGGTAGTATATCTTTTGCTCGTTTGGCTCATGTAGCGAGATACAGAACTGACTCTATTCAGCCTATTACCTCTTCTAACGCCCTTACAGTCGTATCAGGGGCTCCTCTAGGTGCTGAAACATCTGCTGACACTCTCACTATTAGATCTTTTACAGCAGCTGTAGACACTAGTGATCGTTTTACGTCAATGGCTGATAGAAAACCTGATAAAGGCATATCATCTACACGTGCTTTTGACGTTAATACATTTGCTTCACAAGCTGGCTATGAGAAACGTCGCCTAAGGTCAAGAAGATCAAAACGTTCTTACGATATAAAATATACATCAATTACAGGTGTTGAAAAAACAGCTATTGAGAACTTTTATAATGAAAGAAGTGGAGAATTTGAATCTTTTAGTTTTGACTTGTCACATATCAATGAAACTGGTACAATTACTACAAGATTCCAAGGCCCTCTATCAATTGAGCAGACTTACTCTACAGGTTCAAGATTGATAGATAATTTCTATATGGTATCTTTTAATTTACAAGAGGTATTTGACTGATGAGTGCTCGCTCCTATGATGTGATACTAAGTGTTGATGACGCTTCTGGGTTTGTTGCTACTAATGTACTTATCGGTAATACTACGGCTACTTCAGGTATTATCGCAAACGTAAACTTAACTACTAACGAGCTTAAGGTAAAGCTTAATAATATACAACAAGAATTCTCTTCTTCAGAGTTAGTGCACTCCAATACTATTACTATCTCTACAAGTTCAGGTGGCGATGGTCTACTTTCTACTTCTAATTTTGTAAGTAATGTTATATCAGCTAACTCTACTACTGCAATCGCAACTATTTCTTCTATAACTCCTAGTGCTTTTAAAGCAGAAAAAAATTCTTTTTCTCAAAACCCTATTGTAAGACTTTATACTATATACTATCCTGGAGAGTGGTATCCTCCTAATCTTGCAGGTAACCCAACAGGACAAGGAACAGGCAAAGCATGGCCTAACGATTTTCCAATTCGTTTTGCAGAAGTTGTTGGCGACTTAACTTCTGATTTATCTTATAACGTATCTTACGGTGGCACTTCTTATATTCCTTTTCCAGTTAATGCATCTAAGCTAGGGCAAGGATCTGAAGGCTCTGTTGATGAAATAACTTTAGACGTTTTTAATGTAGATAATATAATTACTAGAGTGATAGAAGATCCTTTTTTAGCAGGGAATAACTCTTCAAATTCTGTAACTGCCACTGTTAATGGTGAGCTAGTAAACGGTATTGATCCTAGAACAGTTCTTGGAACTAGCGGCAACCCAGATGGATTGAATTATGATGCAGCTATAGTGTCATACTACGGTCGATCTAATGCATCTTTCGATAGAACACAAACTCTTTCTGTTGGAGGCACTTGGACAGAGCAAAAACAAGATACTAGAGATTTGTTAGGAGGCGTTGTAGAAATAAAAACTACTTTTGCTAATTTTCTAGACTACTGGCCTGAGTATAGCAGTGTTGAGTCAGTAAGTAGTAACGTAATTGAGGTTTATAATACATTACCTTATAGAGTAGGAGATAACGTAAGAGCAGCTTCAGGAACTATTGAAGGAACAATTCAATCAATTGAAAGAAATTCTTTTCTTTTTCTAAGCAATGAACTAGAATCTAATGTTGCCCGATTTGACCCCTTATACATTGTTAATCCTTTAGCTGATTCTGAATCTTATGTAGAAGACAAATTTAAGATTGATCAACTTGAAAAACTAAGTGATGATTCAGCTACTTTTAATTTAATCTCATGGCTTCAGTATTTTAAGTTAGTCACACCTAAACGCAAATTTTATAAAAATACCTGTCAATGGGTTTATAAAGGTCCTGAATGTCAATACCCAGGTCCTGGTAGTGATCCTATTCCTGGCTCCTCTCCCGTATTAACAGCTAATTCTAATCCTATAGCTGCTAATAATCAGACTGCAGCTGATTCATCAGGAGATGTTTGCTCAAAGTCTTTATTAGCTTGTACGCTTCGAAACAATCAACTTCATTTTGGAGGCTTTCCTGGAACAGGACGGACATTACCAAAAGGATAATTCATCTATCTGCATATTACCTTGGATTCACCAACACGGCGACCTTGAGGGTAATTATGCTCCTTGCTGTTTTACATTAGGTAGTAAAGACAGTTTTTTTGGTAAAGGCCTGTCTCCTTTACAAGCGTTTAATTCTCAGTATATGAAAAGTCTTCGTTTAGGTATGTTAAATAATGAAAAACCTACCCCCTGTGCTGTATGCTATAACTGGGAAAGTAATGGAATAGAGAGTCATAGAAAAAGAATGAACTCTCTTTACTCGCAATACTCTAATTTATATACTAAAACAAACATAGATGGTAGTTTAGATAGTCCTCCAATTTATTTAGATTTTCGTTTTGGAAATCTTTGTAATTTTAGTTGCAGAATGTGCGGATCATTCGCATCCTCTTCTTGGTCAAAAGAAGAAAAGTATCATAAAGTGAAATCTACAAATTCTCCAAACCATTATGATTACTGGACAGATAATGACTTGTTTTGGGAAGATTTAGAAAAAATTAAAAAGTATATAAAGGTGTTATATTTTGCTGGTGGTGAGCCTTTTGTTCAAGAAGGTCACTATAAAATGTTACAACTATTTGTCGATTCCGGTATAGCAAAAGGTATAAAATTATCCTATAATACTAATTTATCATATCAAGGGTCTTTTAAAGGATATGATTTAGAATATTTATGGTCTCATTTTAAGAGTGTAGAGTTGTGGCCTAGTATAGAGGGTTTTGAAAAAAGAGCTGAATATGGAAGAAAAGGTTTAGATATGGATCTTTTTAAAAATAACTCTGAAAAGTTTTCAAAATATATTAGTACATTTTCTCTTGTGAGTAGCGTCTACTCAATAACTAGTAATATTGAGTTAATTAAGTGGATCAAAAGTATAAATAAAACCTTTAGCATAACTAATTGTGAAAATAGAAACTTTCATTCAACAACCATTTTCTCACAAGAAGTAAAAAGAAAAATTTTATCTAATTACAAAGTTTATCTTAATAGTAATCAAAAACTATCTTCCCACGAAATTAACTCTATTATTGATTCTTTAAAACATATGATGTCACGTGACGACTCACACTTGACTGAAAAATTTAAACTATTTAACCTTAGATCCGATTTATATAGGAGTGAGTCTTTTGAGAGCGTTTTTCCAGAGTTAGCTGAATGGTACAAAAATATTTAGGATTAAAACATGAATATGGAGTAGTTGATTGTATTGAATTGATACGACTATTTTACAAAAACGAACTTGGTATAGAATTTACATTACCTTCTTACCCCCACTCAAGAGCTTGGTTAAAGCATTTTTCTACTGAACATGTAGACAGATGGGCTTCAACGTGTGCTCTAAAAGTTAAATTGACAGACGCTGAAAACTATGATGTAATAGCTTTTAAGTCGCTAAACTCAAATTTAGTTATACATTTTGGGTTATTTTTAAAACCGACTCAAATACTACATATTGAAGAGAGAGGGGTCTCACGTATAGAAACTTTATCTGACTATTGGGTAAAACGTATATGCGCCTTATATCGCCATGAATCAATGGTTTAATAAATACACTGACATTCCTTATAAACTTTTTGGTACAGACCCGACCACAGGTATGGACTGTTTTAACTTACTTTGTTATGTTTTTAAACAAGAAGCTGGTATATTAATACCCTATACTTCAAGTGATTTTTTAAAAATGGTTGATGATCTTTGGTTTACTAAAACTCATGAGCAACATTTTTTAAATGGATCAAAAAATGGGGATTGGGTTGAGGTTAGTACACTACAACCTTATGATCTTATTCTAATGTGTTTAGGAGCAACTAATGTTGTAAATCATGTTGCTATGTATGTAGGAAATAATAAAATACTACAAATGATTGAGAATAGGGATAGCGCTATATACGACTATCATAAATATTTTAAACAATACACAATAAAGAAGGTTAGATGGAAAAGTTTAAAAAGTTAAAAGAAGATATGAATAATCATGCTCTGAGAGATTACCCTCTCGAAGCAGTTGGTATTATAACTAAAGATTTTGATTACATCCCTTGTAAAAATATCAGTGATCTACCCAAAGAAACTTTTTACTTAGACCCTGCTGCTTTAGTAAAGCATGATGGTAATATTTGGGGAGTTTTTCACTCTCATCCTGGGCAAGAAAATCCTATTCCAAGTGAAGAAGATAAAGTAGGAGCAGCATTCCAAGAGTATAAATTTTTAGTTGGATTCAATAATAAATTTTACATATACTGGTATGATGATAAATTAGATACATTAATTTTTGATGATTTTGAGGAGCGTCATTGCTTACAAAAATAAAAAT